AGCTAGTTATTATATTAACAGAGGCTACAGTGAGGAGACTCTTTCAAAGTTTGATGTGGGACTTTGTAGCAAAAAAAATAAGCCAATGTCTAATAGAGTTGTTGTCCCAATCTATGATGAAGGCTATAATTATATTGGATGTATAGGCCGGACGGTCTACGAAAATATGAAACCTAAATGGCTGCACAGTAGAGGGTTTAGAAAAAGCTCTTACCTGTACGGCCTAAATTTATCTAAAGACAAAATACTAGAAACCGGCACTGCGTTTATAGTTGAGGGGCAGGGAGATGTTTGGCGACTGCACGAAGCGGGCATAGAAAACTGCGTTGGAATATTTGGCGCGAACATGAGCGATGACCAGCTCGTTTTACTAGAAAAAAGTGGAGCATTAAATTTGGTAGTCCTCACAGATTACGATGAAGCTGGACATAGAGCCGCCGAACAGATAATGAAGAAATGTGGTAGGCGATTTAATTATTACAGGCCAGACATATCGCAAAAAGATATTGGCGATATGACAATAGAACAAATAAACAATGAAATACTTGAACAGTTAGAAGGAGTATTAGTATGACTAGAATATTGGCATTTGCTGGGAAAAAACAATCCGGCAAGAATTCATGTTGTTCATTCTTACATGGATACCAAATGAGGTCTTATAATGTAATAGAAGGTTTTGATCTTTCTACAGATGGGCATCTTGTTATAGATACAGTCTCTGTAGACGAAAATGGCGAGAAAAAAACCACAAAGGGCGCCCTTGATGTTACACGCACCGACCTTGAGTTTGGCATGTGGGCGGCAGAGAGCATGTGGCCGTTCATTAAACATTACTCTTTCGCATCATCTCTCAAAGAGATAGCTACTGGTCTTTTTGGATTAACAAAGCCACAGTGCTATGGCACAGATCTGGATAAGAATAGTTTGACTTGGATTAGATGGGAAGATATGCCCGGTTATGAAGGTGAGAACGAAGGTAGAATGAGCGCTAGAGAATTTCTACAGCACTTCGGGACGGATATTTGTCGCAAGATTCATCCAGATATTTGGACTGATAGAACATTGAGAAACATCAGGGAAGAAGAATCCCTACTTGCTGTTGTCTCAGACTGTAGATTTCCCAATGAAGCCGAAGCGGTTCAAAGAGCCGGTGGTAAAGTTATACGACTAACCAGAGGAGATGATTCAGATGACTCGCACTCTAGCGAACTGGAAGTAGACAATATAAAATACGATGCTGTGATTGATAATAAAGATCTCAGTCTTCTCGAAACGAATAAAGAAGTTATTTCTCTCTTAGAAGAATGGGGTTGGTTGGGAGATGTGATACAGCCCGCAGTGCCGGAGCCAGTTGAGGACAAAGCTCAGCTTGTTGGTGGCATCAAGAAAATCAAGGAATAAATATGTTAGTTACATACATACGTAGCTCCAGTTACAACAACTTTGAATATTGTCAAATGCAGTACTTTATGACTTATGTTTTAGGTCATCAAAGTGTGTCCGGCAAGAAAGCTCAGTTGGGAACTGTCGTCCATAAAGTTATGGAGGTTCTAGCTGGCTGTAAAAAGCTACACCAAGACAAGGCCGAGCTATTGCTTGAGGATGACGCTATCGGAGAGGTCGAGTTTACTAAACGTAGACTCGGAACAAAGAAATTTGTAAACGAAATCCTTAAGCGTAGCTACGACCACTACACATCTAATTGCACTCATCATTACACTAATGCCGACTATAAGTTTTGCGATAAAACGACTTGGGAAGCGTTGACTTATGAAGATGGAAACTTTGATCCTCGCAACAGAAATATCGTAGCGGCTGAGCCACAATTTGATATTGCTATAGAAGAGGACTGGGCCAAATATGAGTACGATATGCCAGACGGAACTACGGTTGAGGGTCGGTTAGCTATTAAAGGTACTATTGACTTAGTGACCGAAGTTGATGACGGAGTTATCGAAGTTATCGACTGGAAGACAGGGCGCAGGCTTAACTGGGCTACAGGAGAAGAGAAGACTTATGAGAAGCTGTGTAAAGACCCACAATTAATGCTGTATCATTATGCAATTTCTAAGCTTTTTCCTGAATATGAAGACGCGATTATGTCGATATACTTCATTAGAGATGGTGGGCCGTTTAGTATTTGCTTTGAGGAAAGCGACAGGCAGAAGTTCTTGGGGATGCTGAAGGACAGGTTTGAAGAGATTAAGAAGACAACCAAACCAAGACTGCTTTCTAGGAATCAATCTCACTGGAAATGTCAAAAGCTTTGTGACTTTTGCAAAAAGGATTGGCCCGGAACTAATGAGAGCATGTGTAGGCATGTTAGCAATCACTTAGAACAGTTTGGAATGTTAGACACAATACAAGAATGTACAAGAGAAGGTTTTGATGTTGGATATTATGAGGCGCCCGGATAATGACTAAACAACAAACGGATACTCTCAAAAGAGGTAGACTTTCCAATGAAGAACGTATTTATATTGTTAGGTATGCAGCAGAAAAGCCTCCACAAGAAATTGCTGACGACTTAAATAGAACTGTAGCGCCTGTTATCAAATATCTCGATATGAATTATCCTTCATGGAGAGAAGTGACTCCTAGCCCAATTTTTAGAACGCAGCAAGAGGAGCATGATGAGTCGGCGCAACAGTCCATTCACAGTCAAATTGTTAAATTGTCACAGCAGACAGGCATGACCTTCGCTGAATCTAAGAGAGCTGTAAGAACCGAGATACAGCCCGGAGCTAAAACAATAAAAGACTTGAGAGATTTGGTCGAAATTATCAACCAACAAAAAGAATTTATAGGTGCACTAGTAAACGAGATACAAGACAAAGAAGAGTACTGGTCTAAATGCGCGGCAGATTATGAAGCCGCACAACTGGCTCCAGAAAGAAGAGATTTAGAATTGCAAAGAGCTAAAG